GTCACACCCTCGCCCGCTTCGATCTCAAGCGTGTCCTGCTTTGCGGACGCCGTGAGAGTCGTCGTACCGACCTTCACTTTCGCAAAGGCGTTCTGGTTGACCTCAGCGCCGGTCGCAACGCCTGCTAGCTTCGTGCGCTCGGTCGCTTTCATCCGCACGTACGTCGTGCCGTCAGTCACGCTGTCAAGGTTGTCGGTGGCTTTCATGAAAGCGCCGGCGGCTTTCACGTTGTCAGCGTCCGTCTTGTCTGCGCCTGTCTCGATTCCCGTCAGCTTTGTGTACTGCGCAGCTGTCATGAGGCCATCGGCTTTGTCGGTCGCAGGTTTGTACTGCGTATCCGTAAACTGCGCGTCAGCAGGAACAGACTTGCCGATTGTGAAACCACTGTCTTTGAGCTTCGCGCCGCTCGTGCCGTCGAACACAGCCACGTGATTAGCAACGCTTGTGGACGGTCCTGTCAACGCACCGTCAAGGTTCTTCTGCAAGACAGTCCAATCACTGTTGGAGGCACTTCCGCTCGCATAGTCCTTCACGCAAATGATGTAGTCGCCCGCTTCGCACACGTTGCCGGCATACGTACCGGCCTCGCCGACGATGTACTGCCACCCAGCCTTGTATGCAACGGTCGGCAACGGCGTTGTCGAATTGACTGCGCCACGAAAATGCACGCCCGCGTCAATCGCTTGATTGAGTTTCGTGCGCAATGCGACGATTTCGGTTTCGACGTTAGACGCCTGTCCCTCCACGTCGTTAATGGAAACCTGCGTCGCTTTGGTCGCAGGCGCTAAGGGCGTGTTCGTTGCACCTTCATGAGAATAAAGTGTGGTTTCAACTAAGTTAGCCATGATTAACTCCCTGCCGATTCAGCATCTTTGTAAACAACCTTCTGGCTCAGTTCTGCAACCGCATCGTTGGCAGCCTGCGCGGTATTGATTGCATCCGCCACATCCGCCTTGCCGAGCGCTGCAACCCAGACGTCAAGCTCGTCGCCCGACTTCGCATCAAAGGTCAGTTTGAATTTGTTGCTCTTGGTGTCCGTATTCCCGACTTCCGTGAAGTTCGTGCCGATGTAACACGTCAAGCCGTTGTAGCCGACTCGCAAATGGTGACGACCGACGACGTAATAAATTCCGCCGGGGATTGTGATTTCGGCATTCGCTGCAACGTCCGCCGTAAGTGTCCACGTCTTCTCAGCGCACCCCGTGGCATTGACCGCCAGCACGGAATCCGTTTTGTCGTCAATGCGTGCAATCTGTGTATCTGTGTGAGCCGTGAGCTGCGCCTCCAACGCCTGCTCTTTGGCGGGTAGCTCGGCTGCGGTTGTACGAGCATCCACGGCGTAGTGCTTTGCGCTGTAGTCAATGTCCTGAACCTTTCCGTCTGTTTTGACCGCCCAGGCTTGAGCGAGAGTGGCGGAGGCGCTCGCAGAGTCTGCGCTTGTGTGCGCTTGCTCTGCGTAGCCCTTGGCAATTTCTGTAGCACTCTCGGCAGCATCAAGCAAGCGCTGCTTGAGTTCATGCGCACTCATCGTGTCCGTGATGTCTGTCGTGATTGCACGGCTCATCTGCTCCTTTAATTGCTGACAAAGAATCGTCAGCTTGTCGTAGCAGTCGTTCAAGGTTTCGGGGTAAAACCCGCCCTTGTTCGTGAAAATGGCCAACTGGCTGAAATCGACCTTCGAAATAACGGAGAGATAAACGCCGTCAGGTAGAGCAGCGGGAAGCACGACCGTGCCTCCCGGCGATGTGTCCTGGTTAGCGTTCAAGCGCACGGTGTAGTCCGTATTCAAGGCCAACGCAACCTCACCGTCGTCGGACGATTTGGCTACGAACAGGTCGCTCGCCTGAAAGATTTTGAAGGTGAAGGCAAATTCTTTTGTCGAGCCGTTGCCTTCATAGGGTCCGGCTCTTCGGGATGTATCGGCTACGGTCATGACAGTTCCTCTGTGATGCGAGGATTGTGATAAACCGTAGCCGTGACAACTGCACTAGTCGTCTATTTTGCCCTTAAATCCGAAGAGCGAGGCTTTAATCGCATCGAATCCTTCGGCTTGGCCGGAGTTAATCGCGCGAACGCCCTTAATCGTGTTGTTGATTTGGGTAGACGGCAAGCCGGACAAACTGCCTGCAAAGTCGATAATTGCCTTCGTCATGTTGTTCATGTTCGGGTTCATCGCTTTCTGGGCCAGATTTATTGCGTTCGTAATCGGTCGAGCGCCGGCAGGACCGGAGTAACCCATCACCGGCTCTTGCTTAATGAACGACTCAGCCGCCATAGAAAACTCGCGCACCAACGGCAGTAACCCTAGGTTGTACTCGACAATCGTGCCTAGGTCTTCACGCATCCATTGCAGGCCATCGTCATCATCGTCATCGTCGTCATCGCTGGGCTTCAAGGAGTCACGCCATGTCTGCTCAATAACCGGCATTACTGCGTTCATCCACAAGAGCGCCGCAACCTTCTTAAACTTGTTCTCTTCGCCGTAGAACGTGGATACGCTTAGGTTCAGCGCGGCGTTCATCCACGAGTAGAACACAGTCCAAATGCGGTTGTGCGGGTTTCGCTCGAAGCGCGACTGGGAGCTGATGTTGCCTGAGGCCTGCGTGTCTTCTACGGTCTGGTCACAAAGAGCCACAAGCTCCTTGCCTTCGTAACCTTCGCGGGTAAATCGCTCGTAGGCAGCCTGCCAGCAGAGTGTATCGACAATGCCCTGCACGATTGTGATGAGCACGTAGGCATTCTCTTGAACCCACTGTATGATGCCTTTGCCTTGATCGAGTCGGTTGCGAATCTGCGCAAGTTCCTTAAATTGCGTCTGTGCGCGCAAAAGCATCGCCTGCGATTGACTGTTAACGAATCGGCGAGTCTTGAACGGACTTGTGAGGTACTTGCCCAATGCAACGCTAAAGGCCGCCGCTCCGACGCGCGGAATCACGTAGCCGATGCCGGTTAACTGTACAAGAGCCGAGTTGAAGGAAAAGCCCATTGTGGACATACCGACCGTCTTCGCAATTAAGGACTGCAGGTCGTTCTTGCCTTCGCTCCGACCGCCGAGCGCGATGTCCTTGCGCCATTCCTCAAACTCCTTGGCAACGTTGTAGCCGTAGCGTTCCTTGATGGCAGCACGCAAGCCTGAATCAGGACCTCCTGCTCCGTCAAGGACTCGCTTGGTATCAATCAGCCATTCGTGCCACGCCAGGTCATGAATCACGTCATTCAAGCCCTCGTACAGAGCGGTCAAGTCCAGTCGTAGCGGCATATCCGTCACGTCGCCGGTGACACGGCTCTGCGTGAACGAGCGACGTGTCGTTGCGGACTGGTACGCTCCGCGCAAATCTTGCTCAGTCGCTTCAGCGTCCGTGCGCTTGTCGACCTTGTTGGATGCCACAGGGTCGTACTTGACAGGGTAGTACCCGCCCGAAACCGTGATGGTCTTGCCCTCTTTGGTCGTAACCTTGAACGGCTCGTACTTGATCCATTCCGGCTCAACGCCGTAGACACGCATTTCCTTCTCGCCGATAGCGGTCTTGAAGGACTCGAACAACTGCCACACAGCCTCAACAGCACGCCAGTCCGCCTCGGTAAGCGAGTCCATGATGGCTTGCAATGCCTCGGTCGTAAAGCGCGGGTCGTTCGTAATCAAGCGCTGTTTGTTCGATTCATTACCCAGGTTGAGCGCAACCGCAAGGCGCATACCGTGCGTGAACGGTCGGTCAAATCCCGGAATCGTAATCGGGTCTTCGTCCGCGCTCTTCTTGAATGCCGGCAGCAATTTCTCGCGCAGGACTTGAGAGCAACGCGCTCTTTGCTCGGCTTCGAAATTGGCGTGTTCGTTCGCAGAGCGGATGAACAGATTCCAGAAGAAGCCGCCGTCCTTGTTCCGGTCAAAGATTCTGCACCACGACTGAATCTTGACGTTTCCAAGAAGAGATTGCGCAACGCTATTGAGCTTGCGCTCCTTGCGCGTCATCGGACTGCGCTGATGCTTAAGAACCTTGCGTCCTTGCGCATCGGCCGCTTCTGTTAGTTTCTCCTTGCCCAGAGCCACGACCTCCTTGACGCTTTCGGCAATCTCCGTCAGGCTCTGGTTAAGCACGTTGCGCCCTAATGTAGCAACCTGCTTGACCACGCCGAAGAAGTCCTCAGCCGTGTAAGCCGTCATATCCTGCACGTGTTCGTGTGTCTGCAGGAATTCGGCTACTCCGTCAATAGGCGTGCCGTTTTCCTCCAATTTAGCGAGGAATTCGGTTACCTTTTCGGGAGGCATTCCCTCAACCTTGGCAAACTCCTCGCGCTCTGCCTTCGTCATGTTGGAAATGGCATGGGCATTAACGAGCGCAGCGATGAGCTGTTTGTACTGCGGATGAATGGTCTTGCTCTTCATCGCACGGCGCACGGCTCGGATGCCTTTGTCCATGCGCTCCTGAGCCTCCAGTGCCGCACGTGCTAGTTCGTGATTTAATACCTGCCCGCGCTTGGCCTCAAGGCACGCTGCGTAGTCGCCCTTGCGCAGTGCCTCTTCGGCTTCACGTGCGCAACGCTGTTCGGCTTGCACGAACGTGTACGGATGTAGGTCGGACATCTTCGTGTTGCCGATTTGCTCAATAGCGTACTCGCGCGCGGCCGAACGCAGAATCTGCTGGTTTCCAAGCATTCGTGCAATGGCGTTGTACTCAGCCGTGAGCAAGCGAGAGCGCGTGTCGTTGTAGGCGGCAAGGTTCGCACGGAGTTCATCAAACACACCCTCATCGCCGAATTCTTTCCGCTCTTCAAAGGCAAGAATGCGTAGTGCCTCATCGTGCGCATCGCCCACCGTGTCAATATCCAGAATGTCGCCGATTAGGCCTACGGCATCTGTTGTGCCTGCCATGCTCGCAAGCACGTCAGGCGATACGCCTCCGTCATGGCTAATCCAGCCCTTGGCATCCAACGCGTCGATTGTGTCTGTGTCGTAGCCCTGCATCTGGCGAATGTCCAACACAGTCTGACGTGCGTTAAGCATAGCAACGGCTCGGTAGCGAGGCTCTTCAAGGAGTTCAGCTTCCTTCTTGGCAATCGCTTCCTTGTCCTTCTCGATTCGGGCGATTTCGTCCTGCCTCGCTTTTCCGAAAATGCGCATTGTTCCGCGCACCATCTTGGCAACAAGACCCTCGGTTTCAAGCGTGGCTTGCTCCTGCAGCTCCTCGTACGCCTGCACCTCAGCGTCCGTCATGCCGAGCTTTTTCGCGTCGGCTGCTTTAAACATTGCTTGCAAGCCTAGGCGCGTTTCTGTGTCCTGAGCCTGCTGCTGCGTGGCAAACATCAGGTCGTAGAGTTTGCGCACTTCACGACTAATCGGGCGCGGCTGTTTGGTTGCTCGGGCGTAGATGTCCATGAGCCATTTCTTGAACCGACCGAAGACCGTGCGCATTTCAGGATTCGGTGCAGTGCCCGACATCAGGTAGGACTCAAAGCCTTCGGCAAAGAGCTCGTGCATCATGCGCTGGTCGTTCGTCGTCATCTGCGACCACCTGATAACAGCGTCAGCCACAGTCGAAATGTCGTCCGTTACACCTAAATCGATCACGCCCTCGCTCTGCCCCCAACGGAAGAATCCGCCTAGGTTCTTAAGAAAAGCCTTCTCGCCGTCGGTAATCTCCTGTCCTGACTTAATCTTTTCAGCAATGTTCTTGGCAAGCATCGTGTCGGCATCAAGCCAGACGTGCGCCGATTCGTGCAGGAACGTTGATTTGTCGCGCGTCTGCATGAGCGTCATCACGCCAGACATTGAGTTTGTGTCGGACGTGTTCTGAGGCATGTACATGCCGCGAGGACCGGACTGCATACTTTGCTCCAGAGCATTCAGAATCCTGATGGATTGCTCGTCCCACACCACGGCGCATTCTCCATCTCGGTAGCCGTTGTATCGGATGCCTTTCACGCCATACTTGTTGAGTAGGAGCGATGCCTTTTTATCACCGCCGACGCGAGAAGAAATCTGCCGGTACAGTTCACGCCCGCTCGCCCGCTTGTTCATTGAAATCTCTGTCTCGCCGACAAGCACAGACATATTGCTTGCCGCTTCACGGAACAGGCGGGTGTAATCGTTCATCTGCAAAAGGTTGTCTACCCATTGGTCTGCGAGCATTTGGGGCGTTGCTGTTTGGTCGTCATCAAGACCGCAAATGTCAGCCGCTTCGTTCGGGTCTTCCTTGATGAATTGCTTGGCCTGGGAAAGCAAATACTTTGATAGTTCTTGCTTGAACGTATTCGCATCTCTGAAGGCGGCCGGCCCTTTTTCTTTTGCGAGGCGTTTAATCGCCCGAACGGTTCTGTCGTCCAAATCAGGCGAGGATAACTCATCGTTTACGGCTTTGAGCCACCGCCGTCTTGCGCTCGTATAAGCGTCATAGTAATCAAGAAGCCCTGTGTCATTGTGAAGTTCTGCCAATCTGCTCGGCGCAGTCAGGACATCGTACGACAGTTCATCTCGCAGGCTAGCCTCGGCTTCTTCCACGGTCGATTGCTCGTAGCCGTTTTCAAGCTCAACCTTGTGCGCTTCGATGGCATCCTTATGAAGAGCCTTGCTCAGTCGCTCCTCTACCTTTTCCCAGTCAGAGAAAGCAGCAGGGCCTTCTTCCTCTACCATCTTCATGAAGACCTTGTAGGTCTCGGTCATGCCGTAGAAGGCGTCCTCAGTCGCTTGTCTGACCTCAGCAATCCACTGCTCCTTTACGATACGAGCAGAGTTCTTTCCGAAAACGTCACTCCATAATTTCAAAAGAGCCTTCTGGACGGCAGGCGGTTGCCTATTGAAGGAGTTTTGTTCGTTGAGCAAAACGTCGTCGTCGGGGATTTCAACTGTGTAGACTCTTCCCGGTCCCTCGGTTTCTATGTCGGGAAGAATTTCTTTTGTGAACCACTCGTAGGTATCTTGAGTGATATCGCCATGAACGTAGCTGTTATATACGCCGTTTTCCCCTGCGTCCACAAACGCCGAAACTGCTCGAATCTTTTGTTTCAGAAGATACTGTTGTTCGTATTGCTCGCCTACCGTTAACTTCGCATCAGCCAGTTCGTGAAGTTCACGATCAAGAGCCTCCCTAAATTCAGAAAAAGGTCTTCCTTTGTACGTGATTTCACTTTCTTGTATAGCGTTTAGTTCAAGTCTTTTCCGATAGCCTTCTGCGACAGCTCTGCTCAAGGCAAAATACAGCCCCCAGCCATGCGCCTGAGCGCCTTCGCCTGAGCCGATGTGCGAGAGAGTGAAGCGGTCGAAATGATAGGGAGAGCCGTGATACCCAAGCTGTTCGAGCGCTCGGGCTACGTCACGTTGCGTGAGAGGGCGCGAAGATTGTGTGTCTCTGCGCTTGTGGAATTCCTCCGCCCGTTTATGCGCCTCTTCCTCGACAGACTCTAGGGCCTTTTGGTAAGCGATGTAACGCTTAAAGTCTCTGTCCTTTTTGAAAATTCCCAGCTGATGCTCTTTATAGTAATCAAAAGCAAGAAAGTCAGAGAGTGCAAATTCGGCAAACTTTTTGGCTTCTTCAGTGTAGTCTGCGCTGTAAGCCTTTGCCGCTTCGTCGATACGCTCGGAAACCCATGACGCACCGAGTTTTTCATCGCTGTAATCGTCATTGATTCCGTAAAAGTCAGTTTTTTGATAGTTCGGCCCTGTGTGATGCCATGATGCTTTGCTAAGAACCGATTGCTGAAGCACCCATAAAGGTTGCGCCTCTGCCTTACGAAGCAACTCTTCCGGCGCACCGTTGGCTTTCATTGCTTCGATAATGGCCCTCTTCGTCCATTTGCTTAACGGCTTTTGCCCATCTTGTCGTGCTTCACTTGCTCGAACACTTTCGCTTCGACCGATGTACCCCCTTTGGAATAAAGATTCTCCCTTGACATTTCCGACAACTTGTCCGATACTCTCCACTGAAGGGACATCTGTTTTCAGTGAAGTCGGAGTGGATGCCAACCCTGTGGGCGACTGGTTCGTCGAGAGGGGGCCACGACCGTACGGCTGACGGTCAAACAGAATGTCCTTTTGTTTTATCGGCTTGTCAGACAAGAACACTGAGCCGACACGGTAGACTCCAGATATCTCTTGAAACTCAACCTGCAGCACGCCTCTCTTGATTTTCCCGTTATCCTTGACAAGTAGCGGTCGCAATAATCGGACACATCCCTCCTTTGTTCCTTTTGCAATCCATCTCCAATTCTGCGCAATATCAAAAATCGCCTGCTCAACAGATTGGTAACCTCCGGCAGTCAACAACTGATTCTCGTGCTTTCGGATGTGGGGGCCTGCCATTGTTTCTTCTTGTAGCCGAACAGGCAAAGGCTTTATCCCTTCAATACCTTCTGGCATCACCATCAAATCAGGACTGCCATTAACACCAAGGACACGATGCTCCTTCCCGTTCTCGTCTTTCCCGACTGTGACCAGGTCAAACTTCGGAGGCTCTGATATTGCGTTGTATTCAGCAATTTCTTTCTCGGTAAATATTCCTGCTGTTTCTGTGCGTGCGACCTGCGTTCCTTCGCCCTGAATCCGCAAGCGCACCTTCTCCATGATCTCAGACGGCTTCATTCCCGTTTGTTTGGCTCGCACGGCAAGCCATGATGCCCACGGAAGGACCTGCAGGTCCGCAACGTCCTTGGTCGTTCCGCTAGAAACGAGCTCGTTCACAATCTTGTCGGTTTCGACCTTGATGGCCTTGCGTAGTTCAATATCCGGCTTGGCATTGTCAATAATCTGATTGAATTTCTCCACGATGCCTTTCTTGCCTTCCTTGAGGAATTTCTCCGCCTGATTCGGACTCATGCCGTCAGCCGTCAGCCGCACGTCATTAAGGAGTTTGCGAGCCGTTGCCTCGTCCGTTGCCGACAGCTTCAGAATGTCGGACACAGGCACGTTTACATCGGACTTCTTTTCAGCCGCTTCAATTACTTGCTGGGCAAGAGCCGGTGCGACCTCCTTGAGCTTATCGATTGCTCCGGAATCGATAACGTCCTGCGCGAACGCAAACAAGGTCTTGTCCTTGCCGACTGCTTCGCACCACTGCTGGAGCGAGCCGTTGTCAGGGAGTTTCGCGGCGACCGCCGTGACAACGTTCGAGATGTCTTGCAAATTCTTGTTAATCTCTTGAGCGTTACGAGCGATGGTTGTCTCGCGGTTGAAATTGGCATTGGCTGAATACGCAAGTCCGACAACCTCAACAGGTGCGGTCGTAAATTCGCCGATGGCTTCGGCAAACACCTCGCCCCAATTAATCTTTTCTCCGTTCACCAGTTGTCCGAACGCTTCGCCTGCGCCACCCATCACGCCCTGCAGCGTTGTCTGCAGCGTCATGTTTTCAAGACCCTTACCGACACGGTGCAAGCGCGAGGCAGGAACAGCCACGTCTTGAACGGTCTCAGTAGTCGCACGGCTCAACAGACGTAGCGAGTTGCTCGGATTTAAGCGGATGGGAGCTATCCACGCAGAGATGGCATCGAACGCACCGACAACGGCTGCACGACGGAACGCCTTTTCGCGGATGGCGTTGACATCTTCCTTGTCGAGCGCGCTCTTGATTGACTCGATATTGCTCAGGTCGTAGCCCTTTTCGGCAAGGTAGTTTTCGATGTAACTACCGAATTCCACGGTGAACGAGCCTGCGCCCATAGTGGCTGCCTGCACGGCACGTGCGACCGCATTGAGTTTGAAGGCGTTGAGCGCAAAGCCGCTTGCCATGGACGTGGCAAGGAACGGAGCGATTGCGCCGGTTGACGAAGCTGCGATGTAGAGCGCGTAGTTAAACGGGTCTTTGCTCACCTCGGCGTACCACACAGGGATTGACTCCCAAAAGCCCTTGCCTTCGGTTGCTTTGGAAGCGGCGGATACGACCGTGGGAGCGTAGTAGTTTTTGTCTTCTTTGGATAGGTCAATGTAATCGCCGATGGCTTCTTCGAGTTCCCGCTCTTTCTGCTTCTTGTACTTGCCTCCGACTGTCTTGTCTGCGTACGCTTGACGGAATTTTTCCATCGAGGCATCGTCAAGATCCATGTCGTCCGAGCCGAACAGAGCGGACAAACCCTCGTCCGCCTCTTTCTTTTTCGCGGTAATATCGATTTGAGCGATAGACTTTTGCCCAGAGCGAACGCCGCCCCCCCAGAACGCATGCCACGCCCTCTCTAAGGAGTTCAATCGATTCCATTCGTTCAGATTCTTTTGCGGCTCGGGAGAGGCAATAACAGCCTTGGCTGTCGCCGGCGTTCCGTCGAAGTTAACCGTCGGGATGCCTCCTTCCGGCGTAATAGCGGACGTAGCTCGCCTGGCGTTATCTTCTTCTTCCATGTCCTTAAAGATTTTCTCGTAATCGTAGTCAGCCATTATTCATCCTTTTTCAAAAGTCTCACAGAAAGGAAGGCACGAACAATCGCGTGATTGTCTGCGCCTGGACTAGCTTTCTTAATATCCATCATGTCGATAGCAGGAATTTCTTTAACAAAGGCTTCCTCGCCCGGGAGCGTCTTATCTATGTTTAAAAGGAAGTCAAGGACGTACGCGGCTCGGTCTACCTGTTTCGGTTCGGGATAGCCCGTTGATTTCAGGGCCGCATCAATCGCTTTGTTGAGGCCGTTCTCGTCACGCACCGCATTCTTGTTTCGCAATAGGTCGCCGATGGATTTCTCGTTTCTTCCATAAAGAAATCCGGGGACGCTGAATTTCTGTCCGACAAAAGCCGTGACGGTCTTTTGCACGTCAAAGCTACTCCATTTTTCCGGCGACAGGTCTCGGTACTTGTCTTCAACGTGCTCAACAATCACACGCTTCATGCCGTTATAAAGTTCTTTATCGATCCCGCTCTTGGGGTAGTAGCCGAAACGCTTAAGCACGTCGTCCACCGAGGACTCAACACCTTTCGGGTCGTCTTTAGAGAGCTTGCCCGATTCGATGTCCTGCTTGCGCCGAATGAGTTCGTTTAGGTCCTTTGGCGTCATGATTCCTGCGAACTTGTACAGGTCGGGCCACTCCAGTGACGCAAGCGCTTCGTTGTTGTAGCGATACGTGCAGTACGTATTTGTGTCGGTAGAAAACTTACTACCCGTGGCCTTGCGCGAATCAAACTCTTGTAACCCGGCTAATTGCTCCTTAGTCAGTTTGTCTTTCTTACTGGCGGGGACGTCATCGAATCGCACACCGTTGTTGAGCATCCCGAACAGGTCGCTTGCCTGCTGCGCAGCCTGTAGTTTGTAAACCTTGCGCGCTCTCTGGCGTTGTTCAAAGACCGCCTTCGTCACTTTGTCAAGCGTCTTCTCGTCAATGCCTGGATTTGCAAACAGCACCTGCTGACGAATCGTTTCCTTGTCGCCCGAATCAATCAACTGTAGTTTGTTGTTGTAGTCATTAAGAGCCGTTTGCTGAGCAAGAGAGAGTTTTCCCTCAAAGGGGTCTTTGTCTTCAAAGGAAGCCACGGCTGACTGCGCATCCTTGTACGCCTGCTGTGCCGCCTTGTCTTCGGGGTTTTCGGCCGCCTTCTGACGGGCCTCGTCCTGTTTCGCTTTCAGCTCTTCAGCCTGCTTGCTCCACGCACCCAAAATCTCTTTGGTCTTCTCTTCTCCGAGCAAGTAGGCAGGAGCAACCCATCCCGGTCTGCCGACATTTGTGACCTGTTCGGCCGCCGTGTTAAATCGCTTCTCATTGAACTCCGAGCCGTCAGGTGCAGTAAGCGTCGATGAGGCAACGCCCTTGGGACTTACGGACTGATCCGTAGCCATCAAGGCGTATTGCGTCTGCGCCTCTTTCTGCTTCTTGATGAGCGCATCCCTGATTTTGGGCTGTAGCGAGAGCGCGTCAAAAGCGGTAATGCCCTTGCCCTTGTAGTGCGCAAAAAGAGCCTGCGCTCTGCCCGGGTCCCCGTTGGCAATAAAGGACTCAATGCCGGTCACGAGCGACTTACTGACGGCATCGTCAATCGCTTTGTCCAGAGCCTCTTTCGGTGCGCCGGGATTCATGGCAATGATTGCTTCGGCGATGTCCTGACGATTGCGCTTGACGCTTTCGATGTTCGCAGGGTCAATGGCGATGTTGCGCCCTGCGATTTCGGCTTTTGTCTTGTTGACCGTAACCTCAAACGCCTGCGCTTCCTTGATTTGATGGCGAGTAAGTTCCGCATGGCGGTTTGCCATGAAATTGCCGACACGGCGTTGCAAGATGCGCTTCTGATAGGGGTCTAATCCCTGAGCACTGTCGGCAACGACCTTCTTTATCTGCCCCATGTAGTCGTCTACAAAGGGCTTGTCTCCCGAAAGGCATTCACTCCCCTGCTTGAGCAGTGCGCCGTTTTGACCTCTGAGAATGTCTTCGGTTGCAATCTGAATGTTGTTAAAAGCCTCGTCAGCTTTCGCCTTGCTAAAGCGCTCGTAGGCATTGTCAACAGCCTTCGATAGGTACGAAGTGGCCTTGCCATAATCGGTAAGCGCGGCATTCTCGGCTTGGCTTTCTTTGGGCGCAATGAGCGAAATGTTGTCTGCCTGCTGGACGGTCGGAGATACCTTCGGCCCGTCAGGCATCGGTACGATTGCCATTACAGTTCTCCCTTCAGTCTGGTCCTGTCTGTGCCCGGTCCGAAGCCGTCATAGCTTTTGTCTATGTAGTATCCGAGCGTCTTCTCGATTGCTCCGAGCGCACCGAGCGTGCCGACAAACGAGGCATCGCCCTTAGATGCTTGCGCCGCGACGGACGCTTGGTACTGAGCCGTCGCCTTGCTCATATAGCCGAGCGCAGCATTCAGACCGTTGGCGTATGCCGTGTTGGCATCCATCTGCTTGTAAAGGTCCGTAGTGGCAAGAATTTCCTTGCTGTTGCCGAATCCCAAGGCAATGCCGTTGGCGGCCATACCGACCGTCTGCTTGCTCTTGAGTGCGCCGTACTGACCTGTGATTTTGGAAATGTTGCGGTTCGATGCCATGAGCGCGGCATTTGCCTGCAACGCGGCTCTCTGTCGGTTGATTTCGGCGATGCGCTCCATCGAGTCGTACCAGTCGTTCATGCGCTTGGCTTGGCTGAAGCCAACCCATGCCTGCCCGAGAGCCTGAATCGCCGTGCCCCAAAGACCGGCAGTCTGCACGGACGAAAGCCCGGAGGATGCGCCTGTGCCTTCGGCTGAGTATTTGGGCGTGATTGTTTCCATTGCGGAAAAGTCGGGCAGAGTTAGGTCGCCCCAGCCTTTCGGTAAGTCGTATGCCATAGCTACCTCGCTGTGATGCACTGATTCAACACCACAGCGAGGATGACAACTGCACTAACCGCCGAGTTCCATGTCAGAGGCCACGGAAAGAATCGTGAGAGGCAATGGTGCTTGCTGCTCAATCGTGACCGAGCCGGTGTCATTCCATTCGGGCACAATGTCCACGGAGATACCGCCTGTGAGAAGCCGAGGCGGACTGCCGGGCGTTTCTGTTGTGCGCTGCTTGTACTCCACAATCTCGCCGTCTTCGGGACCGGCATAAATGCCCGACGAGCGATAGATACGCAGGAACACGCTGTTGACGTTCTTCGGCCGAGAGCCTGCGTCCGAGCCGTCTTTCATCGGGACAATGGCAGGAAGCGTTGTAATCCGTGCATCGATAGGCAAGCCTACGATAACTTTTCTTGCTTTGACGCTCAGTGTAATTTTGCCGTCCGTGACTTTCTGCGAAGGCATCTCAGCACCGTCAGCCAGGATGTTGACGGTCTTGCCCTCAAGCCACGAAAGCCCTGTGATTGTGTTTGTCGGCTCGCCCTCGTACTTGCCTCCGCAGTCCACAAAAAACGAGTCGGAAATGTCCTTTATCTGCCTGTCGTGCATGCGTTCGATAAAGCGTTTGGTCGTACCGTTGATTGTGCGCGAAATGACGCAGTACACAGCGTCAATGTCACCCTCGGCTACGCTCGTAACCGACTCGAAGCGCCCGTCCGTTGTGTGTTCGTGCCACGCTCCGATTTGCTGGTCGGGCACGTAGGTCAATCCCAAAAGCGCACCCGATGAGGAAACAAACCACGCAATCGGGTACGGAGCGCGAGAGAGCGCAGAGTCCATCACGCTGTAGTAGTCAAACAGGTGCGCACAGCGTAGTGACAAATCGCCCGTGATGTATCCGCCTGCCTGATAGTTGTACCCGAGCTCTCGCACATGTCCGCCACGGCTTGCGCAGTAAAGCACTGAATTGTTGACAATCTGCGGTTCGACCATGTTCGCGCCGATAAATGACTGGCTCTTTAACTGCACTGACGTCGGAGTAATCGCATCAGAGTTCACGGATGCCACAACCCATTCGCCTGCTTCGGTAAGGATAAGTAAGCGATTGAGCGGAACAATGTGCCGAATCTCATGCCTTTCACGCGAGGCAATCTTGAAGGAGATTCTGTCGTCATCCCGAATCGGGATACGATACGACAGGTCCGATTCCTTTCCGGTCTTTGTCATCCAAATGGCCTGAGGTTGGTTCGGGGTCGCGGCAAACACACGACGTTGCTCAAAGTAGGCTATACACTGCGGGTAGTCCGGCGAGGGATTGACCGTAGCCGTTGCCGTTGCGCCTGAGCCGACAAGTGCGGAAATGTGGACCGTCGGGCTTGAGTAGCCTGCGCCGTGACTCACAACCTCAATGGCAGAGATCGAGCCGTTTACGACAGATACTTTAAGTTCTGCGCCGGATCCTGTGCTGTCTGTTACCCATGCCTTGGGCGCAGATGAGACGCCATTGAGGTCGACGACCTTGCGTCTGTAGTAAAGCTTTCCTACTTTTTTCCAAGTCTCTTTTTCCTTCCCGGTTAACCATGAAAAAAATTTGTCAGTCATAGACTTGACCGGAATCAGGAGTTCCGCTTTCGGCTTGATGTAGCCGTTGCCCGGCTCGGTGATTGTCACTTGAGTAATGGTCAGTGTGTATTCCCACACCGTAATGTAACCGCCACTGTCACCGGAATCGTCCCATTCCTCCCGTGACCTAGAGCTTTGAGAATAAACCAGCGTGCCTTTTGCACCGGCCCCCAGGTTTTTCTCATCGTAGATGTTCAAAAGCGGCTTTCCGATAGAAGAGCGTTGTGTGTCGGAAAGCCAGACGTTCGTCGTTGCAACACCGTTTTCAACATTTGAATAGCCGCTACCACCAGCCGTCACAGTCACGGACGCGATGCCCTTAGCTTCCGAGAACGGATAGTCGAATCTCGGGGGCGTGTAGTCGCTGTCGGGAGCAATGTTGTTGTCAATGATGGATAGGTCTTCTGTCTCTCCGATGTAGGAAAAGATGCCGCCTACGTCCCGATAGATACGGTAAAAACTCGCACCTGACACAGCGGACCACGAGATTTTGATTGTCGTGCCGTTGTTGTAAATGTTGGCCTGGCACGCTGCGATGGCACTACGCACGGACTGCTCGGTGCGATCCTTGTTCAAGGCCGTGACGCAGTACCGAAATGTGTACTTGTCGGCGTTTATTTCGTTCTCGGCCGTGGATTCCTTGACGGCAGTCACGTTTGTTGGTGCGGCGAGCGCGTTGTTGAAGTTGATTGTGTTAAATCGCCAATCGCGCACTGAGTAACGACGTAGCTCTGTCGGAGGGTAATTGTGGTGAACAATTGCCATCACGTCAGCGCTCTGCACAAACTGCAGTTCCATCACGTCGGCGCTCGAATACTGACTCTCAATCTCGTAGGGAGCGCCATCGTCATTCAGGAGTGTCGCTCCTTGCGTGTGAAAGCGCACGTACTTGTCACCGAATTCAAGGACCATCGTCTGGTCGCGGGAAAAGGTAAACCGCACGAGACGCACCGGTTTGTCTGCGTACTTACATTCGCGTACGTACTCAAATCCGGGACGATTCTGAACCGCCCCGGTCGGTAGGCAAATGAAGTTTTCGCATTCCTTTAGACCCGACTGATACTTGCTGTCGTCCGAGCGCCCCAGCATCATCGGGCTCATGATTCCGCCCGAAAAATTCTTTTGCGTTACGACTGTCATTAGATCCTCCGTCCGGCTTTTTTGTTCCACGTGGACTGAATATCTCGCTCACGTCTGCGCTGCTTCATGTCGTAGTGCTTTGCCTCGATAAGCGCAACGCTGTACTGCTTCGTCAGGCTCTCAGCGACCTTTATTCCCGATGTGCCTTTGATGATGTCGCCGGCTAAACGCGTAGCGAGGAGCAATGTCACCGCCTGGCAGAACTTTTCCGTGTACCTGTTCGAGTTCGAGCAGTAGAACTGATAACGGCAGTACGCTTTCTCCACGTCCGTCAGAATCAACTCGTTGCCCGTATTCGGGTCGGTCTCCAAAATAAAGTCGTTCGGGTTCTCGTAGTACCTGTCGCCCTCTTCGATGATTGACGTAATGCTCACCGCGTCTGCAGGCTTGGCGTACGCAAAGCCCCAGCCGTGATAATCTTTGTAAAGAAGGGATAGTGCCGTGCGACGGCTTGCAAAGCTCCAGTCGTACGACTCCAAAACGGTGTTGCGACAAATCGGGTACTCGCGTGCGCAACGTTCGGCGAACCGTCCGCCCTCAACAGGGGAAATGCTCACGATGTCGCCCGGGTTACCGAGGATGCTCAAGGCTGCGTTGCAGATGTCAACCGGTGTAGCCATGGTTAGCTCCTAAAAAAACGGGGGCATTGCGCCCCCGAGTTCGTCTTTTCTGGAATCCAATCGCGGAAGGCGATTAATCGTCGAATCCGTAATCTTCAGCCTTGTAGACCTGCTGAAGGTCAACGCTCCGAGTAATTCCTGCCGTGAACTTTCCGTCGGCAACGGTGCCGGTGACCGTGTACTTCAAGCGCAAGAAGCGCTTATGTTCCAGGGGCAACCGGATTAGCACACGCTTCAAGGCAGTCGCAGCCGTGTCGGGCAACGTCGTCAAAGCCGCGTATGTGCCTGCCTTCGTGTCGCAATGCTCAAGCGCAATCTGAACCGAGCCTGTGCCTGTAAAGTCCACAACGGGGACACACAGCACAAACAACTCCATTGCGCCGTTAAGACCCGTGGTCAGAAGGTCCTGACCACAATCAATTACGTTCGTAGAAGCGCCGGTAGCAGTAACGGCTTGGGCTTCCGAGAACATCAGTTCATTGTCAAAGATAGCCATTTTCGTCTCCTTCTGACCGATTAGGAAATCGGCGTAGAGTAGGTCGGCAGGATGCTTTCGGGCAGCTTGTGGACCGGAATGCCGTCGTACGTGACGACCTTACGACCTGCGACGGTTTCCCACTGCAGGTTGACGTTTTCGCGATGGCCGATTTGCTTGCGGAGCATCGTGCGCAAAGCTTTGTTCATGTAAATGGCACAACCTGCGCCGACGGTTGTCGGGAACATTTCGACCGCGTCAATCAAAATGTCAACAAGGTCCGAGCCCGTCTTGGCGTCTGCCACGCATGCGCCGATGTCGATGTTGCCGACACGGACAACCTGACGACGGTCCTCAACAGCAAGGCCGAGCGTCCAGTCGTAGTCGGTTACAACGCCACGGAAGCGACGGTTGTTCTTGTCGTAGCAGTCCTGCTCGCCACGGTCCGTGCGCACTAAGCCGGCAACGCCGCCTTCAGGATAAATGCCGTGAATTGTGGCTGCGCTCCAGTTCACGATAAGGATGTCGCCTAAGCCCTTCGTGGCGGAGGATGTACCGCCGGCATCCAAAAACACATCCTTGTCGGATTTTTTAGCATAGCGCGTCAAGATTCCATCAAAAGCCTTCGGGTCTTTCTTTAAAGAGCCTTGGAAAATCATCTTGGCGACGTTATGCGCGATGCCCACCTGGAACGCCTGTTCCTGGTTGTAGCGCCACTCGGCAGAGTTTTTGTTGAGCTGCAAGAGCTTCGCATCAATCTGCGAGTAGGTCGAGAGCATGCAGGTCGAATCCGTGACCGTCATGCCACCGGCTTTTTCGGGCTTGACGCCTTCGTTAAAGCCGCGGAGCTGACCTTCAGGATAGTCGGTCACGACAAGGGTTTTGTTGTTCATGCCGTTATTAGCCGGCACAAACGCCATTTGGTCAAACAAGGGCATGCAGTCAACGATTGTCTGCACCACCTTGGCAGGGACATCAGTCGAAAGTTTGCTGATGTCAAGTAAAGTACCGATACCTTCAGACATTTTTTCCTCCTATTATCGGTTCATTTTCGTGTTCGGATACAGGGCGCGGTAGTCGTTCTGGTCTGCCGTAGCCTGTCTCTGTCCTTCAACAAACGTGCCTTCGGAAAGTTCGCTACCGATGCGCTTGAACACGCCGATAAAATCAGGGTCTACGTCCAAATTGATTGCGCGCAACTTCGCACGCAGCTGAGGCTTATCGCCGAAATACTTCGCAAACGTTGCCCTGACCTGCTGAACGTTGACCGGGTCGCTCAAACCCAATTCCTTGTCTTCGAGCGAACGGCGCACGCAATCAGCGCGATCCTTTTCCTGGGACTCTTTCAAGCCGGCAAGCGACTGACTCATGATTTTGTTTGCAGACTCTTGCGACAGATTCAGCTCCTGAGCGACCTTGCTAAACGCCTGAATGCCGGCGTTCGCAGGGTCGTAGCCCTCAAACTTGTAGCCTTCCTCGGGCGCACCTAGCACGGACGGTTCTTCCTCTTCCTTGCCTTCCTCGCCTTCTTTCGGCTCTTTGTCGCCTTCGTCGAGCAGACTCACTTTCGTGTCGCTGTTAGGCTCTTGACCTTCCTGCTTCGGCGCTTCTTGCACCGGGGGAGTCGCTTGCGTCTGCGATTCGGTCTGCGGTGCAGACTCTGTTGCAGGCGTTTGCGTAGCAGGTGCAGCTCCTGTTTGGGGAGTTGCCACGGGGACGTTTGTTGTTTGTTCCGTGTTAATGCCGTCAGACATCTTTTTCCCTCATTTTCAAAAGTTCGGGAATCGTCTCAGGCACATAGCGCGCCATACGATCCCACAAAAACAAGCCGATGTTGCGTTGCCCTTCGCTGAAGGACATGGTCAAAGCGTTCGGGTTAAAGCCCGAGCGAAAGACTCCGCACACCGTCATCACGCGATGCAAGACTCGCAAGCCTCGCTCATCCGATGTGAGCCACTCCCAGTCGTTTTTTTCGATAAGAGCGGCCTTTTCCTGCTTCTTTCTTGCGTCTTCGCGCGTCGTGGTTGTTTTCATGTTTGCAATCATTTCATTCGCTCAAAGTGACAACTGCACACATCAACCGCCGTACTGCGTCATTCCGGCCATGATTTGGTCTTGCGTGACCTGCGGAATGTCTTTTGCGGCTGATGCCATTTTTTGCATCGCGTCGAGTTGCTGTGTCTGCTGCATCTGCTGTGCGCGTTGCTCACGTGCGGCATCTGCCTCTTCCTGCGACGGGATGAGCTCAGGGTCAACGCCGAGTTGGTCTGCGAGGGTTCTGCACCACTTGTCCACGTCCAACATATCCATGGCATTGGGCCAAACCTGCGACGCACCGGCGAGCGACTGCACGTATGTGGACATAGCATCCACGCCTGCAGCACGCTGTGCCTGGGCGAGAATCGAGACGTACTCGATGTTGATTTGCTCGCTGATGGCTTTGGCATCATCCGTCGCTTCCCTGTACGGCTCGCCGTGAATGTCCACATAGCGACGCTCGCCGAAGATGTCCACCTGCTCTGCCTTTAACTCATCAGGGATTTCGGGAATCAGACCGAATCGCTCCATGCACTGGAGCGTTGAGGCAATCAAGGGGTCGAGCAATTCAAGGTGCAAACGCTCAAGGACCGGTCCCATGATCAGCATCTTTTCCTTGTCGAGCTTTTCCACTTCGTAGGCTGTGCGACCGTAGCGAGCGGTCTGCGCGAGCATCATGAAAAGGTCTTTGTAAAAATAATTGTTGATGCTCTGGCGCTTATCTTGGATGTCGGCGCTCACGGCGCTCAAATCCAACTTCACGTCCCACGCAGTTTTGACTTGCTGGGCAAGAGAAAGATTGCAGTAACTCACGCCTCCGGGACCGAAGTCAAGCGGTTTGCTCTCGTACTCCTCAGGAACTAAAACAGGAGGATTGACCGTGTAATCCACAGAGCGGTCCTTAATCGCCGTCTCCTCCTGCAGAGCCATCACAACCCCGAGCGCCTTCATTCCCGGAGACCGCCCATAGGGAGAGCGTTTGCTGGCGGTCCACCGAGGCACGAGGCACGGAAAACTCTTAAATCCTTCCTCTCTGAGGATTCGGTCCTTGCCGGGCGTCGCCACGCTGTCCGCATCGACCGAGTTCGAGTACGTGCCCTCGACCTCTTCGAAGTACACCGAGCGATACGGCATGTTGAGCTTGTCTTTTTTCGTGCGATCGTAATCAGGGCGCGGTTCAATCGCCTGAATCACCGTAAATGTCTGAAAGCACGTAGCCGGGTTTGCGTATGCTTTAAGCACACGCTTGCTTACTGCCTCTTTGCCGAACGTAGCGACCATCTGCTCGGCTGTCATGAGAATTTGGCGATAGACTGTATTGACGCGATGCTCTGCATCCTCCTCAATCCAATAATCGCCCATCGTCATTTCGTGCAGATGAATCACGTGTCGGTCGGAAGGAAGAGCAACCAAGCAGGCTGTGCCGTAGCACGCGAGCTCTAGATAAGCGTTGTTCAGGGCCTGATAAACATTGCTTTTGGCAAACACCATCAACATCTCGCGCTGAACGTCGGCAAGCCAGCGCTTGACATTGCCGTTTTCGTCGAGCTCAGGCGATCGCGTTGTGAGCCTGAACCACGGACGCGCAGGGCTTGTCATCCCTCCGAGCATGCCTGCGCCTAAAACGTCAATTGCATCCGTTGCCGTCGCATCGTAGATGTACTCGTAGCCCGATTCGGAATCCTCGTTACGAGGCTGTTCGAATCGCCCGGTCTCGGGAAGGATGTAGCGCTGTAGCTTGCGGTACATCGGTTCTAGTGGAGAGCGCTCGGCTTTGAGTTGCGCCAAGCGCTTCCGTAACTCAGAAGCCCTCGCTCGCATCTCTTACGCTCCTAGTTTCGAGCCTTTGCCCAGAAGGTTCTTGTCCACGGATGCGCCGCCTGCGCCCGTCAGGTTCGTCGTGCCTCCGCCCAATGCGCCCGAGTTATCGCCGGCTTCAAGCAACCCCTCGATATCGGCATTGCGAGCGTTAGCCCGGTTCTGCGCTTCGGATTCGGCTGCTAATTGCTTTTTAGCTGCCGCTTCTTGCTTGTCTGCTGCTTGGTGCTGACGCTTGCGCGCACGGTCTTCGTTGTAAACGCTTGCTGCCGTTCCTGCGGCCACCGCCGCTACGGTCGCCCACGCTGCGGCTTCTATTCCCATGATTAGTTCCTCCGATAGATTTTGGAAATGAGTTGAAAGTTTTTTTGATGAGAAAGCGCTCTATCAAGATCTCCGTTCGGAGGACACGAAAGGAGCACGTTTGCAATGTTTTTTGCTCTTGCAACGCGCATGACGCTTGAAATCAGTCGAGAGGAAACGGACGTGTTCCGATATTCTTTGAGCACAAAGACGGCATCGATTGTCATCGTGTAGAGCGAATAATGAAAATGCTCGCTTTCGATTCCGACAATGATTCCGACCGGTTTGTCACCGTCAACCGCACAGAAAGCATGCATACATCCAAGCTCCTCGCACTTCTCGTACAACTCCCAGCTTGCACGCCAATCTCCGAACGCCGTGACACCGCACTCCTGTGCATACGCATCAAAGAGCTCTTTAAACTCAGGCTTGTTTTGGCATTCAGTTGTGAGTTTTCGAATTTGAAGCGCCATGTCGCACCCTCCATTGACCGAAGAATCGGGCAAAGAAAGAGCGACAACTGCACTACCGACGGATAAGGCGCGAGCGTTTTGTGAGTTCGGCAGCGCGATTCTGGTGAAGAAGCACGCTGTCTGATGGCTGGAAAACCCTCTGAGCGAAAGTCAAGGCCAGTGCATCGCCCTTGTCAGGCGACGAGATTCCTCGCTTTTTCATGTCATCCTTGCTCTCGAGCTGGAGGCGGTTGCCGTTGTCGTAGAAATACTCTGGCGCTGTCAGGTCGTACTTGAGGTCGTCGTCATCAGGCAGGACCGCATCCTCATCGCGTAGCCAGTCGCGCATGCGTCCCCACATTTCGCTACGCTTGTTCTTGTACTCCTCTGGCTTGTCGGGCGTTTGAGCAAAATTGATGCCGTGAACGTTGTAGCCGGCATACTGCATGCGCTCGACGTGTCCCTGCCCGATTCCGCCTCGGTCCATGAAGACGTATACGCGCTCAAAGCCGAAGGTTTTGTAGAGCCAATCGATGTGGTCTTTGAGAACAGCGCAGACGTGCTCGATGTCAGTTTTTGTCAGCACCTTGATGTCAAAGACCTCGTTTCCGACGCGCGTGCAGATGGCCGTTTTGTCATCGCCCATGGCAGCGAGGTCTACGCCGACAAGCGCAATCGGTCGCATGCCAGGATGGAACTCATCGGGCTTTCGAGCCATCGCCTGCTCGACAATGTCCTGACTGATGAGCTGACAAGACGAAGCGTTGGGGAATTCACCTCGCACACGGACGCGAAAGAAATCGGAGTCCTCGCCGTAAAGCCTTTCCCACTCAGCGATTGATGCTTTGTTCGTGATTTGGGCCTCGCGCGAATCGACTTTGAATGTGGTCCACAGGTCGCGCTGTTTGTGAAAGATGTCGTAGAAAGGACCGCTGTTTCGCGTCGGGTTGCCGAAGACAAAAATCATCGGCTCGCCGTCAGTGAGGCCGCCTTCCGCAACCTCGTAGATTTTGGCATCAATGCCCGAACCCTCATCGAAAATGTAGAAACTGGTTGAGTTCGCAGCGTGCTGACCGGCAAAAGCTTCCGAGTTCTCTTTTCGGCACGACTGCGCTGAGGCAAACCAATCGCTCGGTGCTTCTTTGCTCTCAAACGTCATCGAGCCACGCCCGGCTTTGAGCTGGAACCAGTCCGCTGTGATGCATTTGGCGGTCCAAGATTTGATTTGCGCCCATGTGCGCGTAGCCAATTGCCCGTTTGTCGTGGCCGTGACCGTGCCTTTTGCGTATGGGCGTGTAGACATGATCCAGTCGATGATGCAAGCGGTCAAAAACGATTTTCCGATGCCGTGGCCAGAGCTCACAGCAATGCGAATCGGCTTGACCGGATTGTGCCCATCAAACTTGTTTTCCTTGACCTGCCTGCCGATTTCATCGAGCAACTCGCACGCCCATCTGTCAGGCCCGTACTTGCAGTGCGGATACTTGCTCGCCCACGGCTCAGGGAGTTTCACGAGCTGAATGCTCTCATCGGTATCCCACGGATAAGCGGCAATCACGAACCCTAACGGATCGTTGTAAAAGCGTGCGATAAATTGCGCGAGTTCGATGTCCGTGTCACTCGCCATCGGTCCGCTTCCTCGCTGCGAGTAGTGCCTGGGCAACTGCTACATTGCCCTCGACCTGCACCTGCTGAATCGGCTTACCCTCTGCCCTATCGGACAATGCAGTGAACGCTTTCACGTTGCCCTTTGTGGCCTGAGCAAGCATCGCGTCGATGATGTCCTCGCCTCGCGTCTGCCCGCTCTCGCTACGCTCTGCGAGCTTACGCAAAATTATTTCGGTAAGGATTTTCTTCTCTCTTCGAGCGATTCCCGAAGCGATTCCTCCGTTCCTCCCTCGCTCTTTTGCTTCCTCTTTGGTTTTAACCGGGCGCATATTTTGAGGCGCGCCCATCCTTTTCGCCATTACTTTGCCCTCCAAAGGTTTGTCTGCGGACGTATGTCACCTCGGCAAATCGCAGCGACCGTTGAGACCGGAATCTCAAGCTTTGCCGAGATTTTGCGGTAGCTCATTCCGTCCGCATGCAACTCCAAAATCCAACGCACCTCGGCGTCGGTCCATCGTGCCCAGTGGTGCGACTGACCAACGGGCTGGTTGTACTCGTTGCGCTCGATCATCTGCCCTCTCCGGTTTGAAATGTCCTGGTAAACGCAATCTGATTTCGTGTGTGGCGCGCTCTACAGCCATATCTCGCGCTCTCGGCTCTGTCTCCGTCGGCTCGACCGCTCCGGCACGTCGTAGCATGTCCTGCGCCCACATCGGAAGCAGTGTGTGATACGTCAGTTCAATCCTGCTCATATTGCTCGACCTCCCGGACACAAACACGAATCTCGTCGCGAGAACCGTAAAATTTTGCGGCTTTGATTTCAGAAACCTGGTTGTCGTCAACGAAAACGTGACCGTTCATCGCATCCAGTGCGAGCTTCATCGCATTATCGATGTCAGGCTTTTTCGTCATCGGCAGGTTTCTGATAATCGTCTCGCTCCTCCTTTTTTTGCTCATCGACTTCGGTGGCACGAAAATGAAATCGAGCGCGACTGCTACAGGCTTATCTGTCGGGACAATGTCTCGCATGGCCGCGATTGCGTACGTCCGAAAAAGAGCCTCTGCGCTACTCGTAGTCGTCGGCGTATATGCGTGACCGAAACGGGTAAAGCGCGGTCTGCCTTTCCCGACTGGACGCATCGGAACGGAGAATTCGACTTTAAAGCCGTATGCCTGCGAGTTCACGTCCTTTCTCCTCGTCGGAAACGCGAGCCAACTGGCGCTGGTATTTATACGAAATGATCGCGTCGATTGCCTCAGGTCTGACGTTCAGCTTGTACAAAATCTGCCTGATAACGAAAATTACGTCTGCTGCCTCGCAGACAACTGCCCATTTGCTGTCGGTGGTTGTCTCAAGCCTGTGCTGGATGATTGCTCCCTCAAGCTCCTCGCACTCCTCGATTGCTTTTCCGAGCTGGTGATCAAGGCCGTACTTGTCGGCCAAAACCTTGACTCTCGGATCGTCCTCAAAATTCATATCTCCCCCTTTTCCTCTTTTCTTGACGCGCTTCGTCTGCGATTTCTTTCACCGTCTTGGCGTAGCCCTGCCGATACGCCATTGCGAGGTCCTTGTTTTTCGCGTACGGACGGATGCCTTCCACAAGAAGAACGCGACGCTTAACGTCGGCTTGTCCCTGTCGGAAGGCCTCCTTGGCCCGTTCGAGCTTCCCTTTCGTGGTCATTTCTTGGCCTTTTTCTTGGCACGAGCATTGATTTCTTTGGACATGGACAAAAGACGCGCTTCGAGCGATGTTTTGTACATATCCATTGCTCCGTACTGCTGGATGAGGATGCACCGGTGCGACAAGGTCACTCCGTCGAATCGCCAGCCGTCCTTTGAGAGCGACTTTTCTGAGCGCTTTGTGGCTTTTACCGCTGCGTCGTACGCGACGAGAAACTGCCGGAGCTTCTCGGTTTTGAGCGCGAGTTCGGCGTACTCCCTTTGGACTTCCATCAATACGATTCGAACGTCTGTCATTGGTTTTCTCCTTTTTGGTTAAAAATTGCGAACGGGTTTGAAGCAAGCGTGCGGACGATTTGGCTCTGCGCAATACTCAAGAAAGTCCCTGTTAAACCACAAGGGCACTTTCCCCTGCCACGAGCCGTTGCGCTGTTTGGCAATGGTCAAAACAGCGTCAGGCTCGTCGTTGTCCGTCTGTAAATCGAAGCCTTTGTCCTCAAACTTCTGCTCTTTTGCCTGATTGCGTTGCAAGAGGATGATGTTGTCGGCCTGGTCGGTCACGACCGCCGCACCACGAATCGAGTATTTGTCGATTGTGTCCGTTGTTTTCTCGGACTTTCTGACGTGATGGACGAGCCAAATGTGGCACTTCAGAGCCTTGGCTAGCTCGCAAAGCGTTGCGATGAAATTCTTCGTGCCGTTCATGCCGGCATCGCCGAATTCGTCGCAACATTTCATCAGGTTGTCGACGAAAATCTGCTTGCAGTTGTAATCGCGCGCGGCACTGATAATCGCTCCGTAGACGAAAGACGGTTTGACGCTTCCGACTTTGTCCAGTACGTAAATTTCTTTGCCAATCGCTTGCAAAGCATCGATAGCCGTATCCGTGTCCGCAGTCTTTCCGACGCACTGAGAAATCATGCGATCGAGCGTCCGAGCAGGCGTCATTTCGAAGGACATGATGCAGGACTTGACGTGTGCATTCGCAAACTCAAGCGCGATTTGACCTGTGATGAGGCTCTTGCCGTGGCCTGATTGTCCGGCAACAATCGTCAGTTCCCCTGTTCGAATTTGGAAATCTCGTTTACCAAGAATGGGCAATGAAAAGCCTTTTACAAGACCGTCTCGAATCGCTCCGACTTCCATGTCGTAGTCAGAAGCCGGACGAATCTCCGCTTCAGCATGAAACTCCTCCCAGAGTTTCTCGAAGTTTTCAGCAGGTAACAACACGGCCGTCCTCCAGTGTGAAAATTTTCAGGTCGTCAATAAGGATTTTTTCTTGTCCGTCAAAGCGCGCGACAGAAAAGCGAAGCGCATCCATGTCGCGCACATGGAGCGTTGCGGGTCTGTAGTCCTTGGAAATCAAGTGCCGAGCGCATGCGACGGCATAGCGCCGATATTTCTGCCCAAAGAAATCAACGAAGACGTCTTTGCACTCAGCCCACTGGCGAATGCCTTTCCAATCAAACCGTTGCGTCAAGTCGTACACGAAGTCATCGCGGAAGGTTCTGTAAACCTCCCACTCCGGATGTTCTTCATCCGCGAAGACAACGTGACGAATCGCAAAACTTTCCGTGAACATTGCGTCCACTTTGGGCACTAAAGCATTCGGGATGTCTTCGAGCCTCATGCCTTGCCTCCTAAAGCGGCCCTCATCAAGGCCTCGGCGTGAGCGACGTGCTCCTTTCTTTCTTCCTCCCAGTCGTGCACTGGTGTGTAGAAAGGACGTTCAGACTGTTGGTTGTTAGTAGCGTCTGTAAGCCAATTAGCTCTGAAGCCTGCCCACGAGTTCTGTAGACAAATCTGAAGAACCTCTGCAAGGGTTTTCCCCGCTTTGGTTGCTTCAGCCTGCACAAGCGCAAGAGCCTGAGCTGTTAGAGGCAAACGCTTTTGCTTACGTAGAGCGATCCAATCGCACCACAAGTTCTCAGGCACATCCGCAGGTTTGCAAACGGAAGTCCTTTTTGCTTTCTTCGCCGGAGGCGTAGAGACAGAAGCGTCCTGAGCCGAAGGCGATGGATGCGGTTTTTCTTTATCTATTTCTTTTTTATTGATTAGATTAGATACGGTATGGTTCGGTTCGGTTAAGCATTCGTTCGCATCATTCGCATGCGTTTGCATCCCGTTGCATGCGTTCGCATCCTTCTGTGTGCGTTCGCATTCGCCCCACCTTTTTTGGGCGCTTTTCTTGGCTTTCTCGCTCTTTTCGAGCAAGTGTTGCCGCTGCTTTTCAAGTTGTTGCTTGAAAAATGGCCACAGTGGCACATCGGTTGGTTCTTCTCCGCTCAGAAGAGCGAGAAGCAACTCGGACCGCTCATGCTCCGTCATCGTCTCGACAAGCGGAAGCCAGTCCGAAAAAATCATCGGATGAAATTCGCGCATTATCCATTACTCCTTCCCGTCTTCGGGGCGGTTACCGCTGAACGGTAGAAGACGGCAGAGCCGCCCCGACCGACAGAAAAGAAGAAACCCGTACCGTTCATACGCTCTCCTAGTTGCTTTCAAAGATTTTTTTATAGGCGACGCGGATCTTTTCCTCTGTTGATTCGCGAGGAATGCGTCCGCCCTTGGCAATATCCAGTACCGTCTGTGGGGGGAGCGGCACGAAACGCGCAATCCGCCGGTACGACCATTTCAGCCGGCGAAAGCTCCGAAGCATTTTTTGTGCAGAAAGGTATTTGTCCATTCAAGTCTCCTTTCTGTCTCATGATATCACAAGATAGATGCGAGACGCTACAAATATTTTCACGTTAGAGACAAAAATGTGACAAATGTGTTGACAGTTTGTTGATAAAATTTCGCTAGGGTTATCGCGTGCCTGTAGAAAGGAGTCCAAAAATTGTCTACCTTTTCAAGCAATTTGAACTACATAAAAGAGAAGTCGGGGCTGTCTTCCAGTGAGCTTGGAAGAAGGCTCGGCATACATACAAGCACTGTTACGCGATTGCTTCAGTCCGAAGCTATCCCAAGAAGAACGTCCGTTATGCTCATATCGACACGACTCGGTATTGATCCGTACACAATCGAGCATGTGAATCACTCCGATAATGCAGAAGCATTCGGCCAAGCGATTGACACCCTCTTGCGGCTCACAGACCCCGGGGTAGCCGGACCTGCACCAAAAAACACGCCGACGCTGGTCCGAGCGCGAAAAGCCGATTTACAGATTGAACCGGAAGATTTGTTTAATCACGGTCTGCTTGTCGCAAAGTACGCACACGCGCGTGATTTGCTGAAAGAAGACCCTGACTCGTTCGGCTTTCTGTCGCTTGTCATGCCGACAGACGAACTCATGCCGACAGTGCCCAGGGGCAGCATTGCCTACCTATCTGTAGAAAAGAGCCCTCGAACTCCGTCTGCCTCGCAGGATTTTGCCGTGGGCATTGACGAGAATCGTCACATATACACATTTGGCGTTCTGGAAATTGCCCAAGGAAAAATGTTTATCACACCGATTAATCCGAGATTTGCAGGAAAGTCAACAGAAGTGACGGCCGTAGTTGCGCGCGTCGAAGCCTGGATGGTTTTCGCCAAACAGTAAAAACTTATCCTAGCCCATCATAGCCCGAGCATTGTCTCGGGCTTTTTTTTGACCTAAGTCAAACTTTTGTGTCTTATTCCTGTCTCATTCTGTTTTGCTGTGTTATATTGCGAGACATAAACAAGACATAACCGCGCAATAAAGCGCAACAGGAGTCCGAAATGAGAAGAACAGTAAAAACCCCGCCCGAAATCAAAGCGGCCTACAAAGACTACCGCGACATCTGCGTCTGCGGCAGTAAGTGCGAGACGAGCGAAGACCTCGCAGCACTTCGCGCCAATATTGATGCGATGACTCCGGCTGACGGACCGCACCAAATCGTCTTAGATGCCCTGCGGTCTATGACCACAGCAAAGCCCGAGTACGCAAGCGCATGGTTTGCGGCACGTGTCGAAGAGATGTAGGAGTCCACAATGACATACGCAAAAGATTTAGAGAAGTGGTTCTGCAATCTTCCTCGCGACGAGGAAGGTTTCCTGGTCGAAGGACTGGAGAAGTCCGGCTGGGAAAAAGTTTTAGACGAGAAAGCAGTCTCGTTTACAAAGGAATGTCCGCAGTCCTGCGACTCGACCCTCGAAGTCACGTTCACGGACGGGTCTAAAGCCCGCTACGCGAATCCGTTCCAGAAGGTCTATCCGTCGTACTTCAGTACGGCGCAGTTCGAGTGAGGGCGCCATGTTCCGCATCAAAGTCCCTATCGCGGGGCTGCACCCCGCCAAGACACCGCCGACATGGCTCGGGGAGTTTCTGGAGGACACGCTGCCTCTCATCGTTTTTGCAATCGCCATGGCCGCCCTTCTTTGGGCGCCGGCTTTCCTGGGGATGTAGTCATGAGTCCGGAAACAGACAGAGTCGAAGACTATGCCGAGCACCTGCTCAACATCATGGACGAGCGCATTGAAGAGCGTGCGCTTCCTGAAATCAGCCGAATCCTCGGTCAAGAAGTTTCGTCACTGGATGACGCTTATGACCTCGCAGGCGATGACGTGGACCTGCGCATCCGGATAGACCAGGAGTTTGACTACGCAGCTTACGACATAGCAGAGGAAGACCTCGCGCTTGATGCCGAGTACGTAGCCGAGATGCGCCACTACGAGCGTTACGGATTTTGAGTTTATGGGGGAGCGGCCGTTTTAACAGACAGCCGCTTACCGACGCGGTCGCTCTCCCGCCCTTTGGAGTGAATACGATGGAAAACAGTAATTTGTTCAAAGCGCTCTGTGAGGCGCAAAAGGCGTTCAAAACGCCGGTCAAGAACTGCCGGGCCAACTACGGCAAGTACGCCGACCTGCAATCGATTATGCAGGCCGTGCGCCCTGCCCTCAATGCCAACGGTCTTTTTCTCGGGCAGAAGGTCCGGCATGCCGACGGTGGGCTGATTGTCGAAACGATCATCGCTCACCAGTCGGGCGAGACATACAGCTTCGGCGAGCTTTTCATGCCCGTCGGAGTGGCTAAAGGCATGAACCAGGCGCAGGCATTCGGCTCGGCTGAGACGTATGCGCGTCGCTATGCACTATCAGCGGCTCTCGGCGTTGTGGCCGACGATGACGATGACGGCCAAAGTGCAGGCTCACGCTCTCAGACGGACGCGCCTGTAGTCCAAGAAGTGCCTCTTGAGTTAGAGGCTAGGGCGCGTGAATGCGCCGAAATGGGGCTTGCCGAGTACGAGAAGTTTTTCTCCGGCATCAGCAAGCAAGAACGTCAGATGCTCGTGCGCTCGGGCGCACACGCGGACCTTAAGGCCCTTGCCGTGGCTTCGGGAGAATAGCCATGTGCGATAGCAACCCTTTTCAAAGAACTTCGGAATGGTTCGAGGCGCGCTGCGGCTGCCTGACAGCCTCTCGTGCGCGGGCGGTTATCGCTCGCAAAAAGAACGGAGAGCCGTACGCCGAGTACGGCACTGTCCTAGAGCAAATCGTCGGGGAACGCCTGACAGGCGTTGTCTCCTCGACCGGGACCACTGCTGCTATGCAGTGGGGCATTGATCACGAGGAAGAAGCCCGTGAGCAGTACGTCATCGAAACAGGGCGCGACGTTGCGCTCACAGGATTTGTCGAGCATCCGGTCGTGAAGTGGCTCGGCGCATCACCCGATGGACTTGTCGGTGATGACGGGTTGCTTGAGATTAAGTGCCCGACCACACTCGTGCACATCAAGCGCGTCGCTGCAGGCGTAGTGCCCGAGGAGTACAAGCCTCAGATGCTCGTGCAGCTCCTGTGCACCGGTCGCAAGTGGGTTGATTTCGTGGACTACGACCCTCGGCTCTCATCCGACTGGGAGAAGGCGCGCTTTTTCTGTGTGCGCTACGAGCCGACCGAGGAAGAGCTCCAGGACGCGCTCGACAAATGCGTCGAGTTTTTGGCTGTGGTCGATAAGGCCATCAGCGATTTAGAGGAAAAAGTTTTCAGTTAATGGTGCGCCGGGGGTGTTTGGTTGGACTCCTGGCATCCCCGGTCGTGCCGACATTAGGAGAAGGTAATGGCAAGTGTGAATAAAGTGATTCTGGTCGGGCGCTTAGGAAAAGACATTGATTTGCGCCAGACAGGGGCAGGCAGTTCTATCGCCAACATGACGCTCGCAACCGACAGGCGCTACAAAGACGGCCAGGGCAACGCGCAGACCGAGACGGAGTGGCACAGCGTTGTGTTTTTCGGAAAGCAAGCCGAGGTCGCGAGTCAGTATCTGCACAAGGGGTCGAGCGTCTACATCGAAGGCCGCCTGCACACGCGAAAGTACACGGACAAGCAGGGCATCGAGCGGTATGCCACCGACATCATCGGGGAAGCGTTGCAGTTCCTCGATAGCAAAAAAAGCACGGGCGAATCGAACGTGCGCTCGACGAATGTGCGCAAAGCACCGGCGGACGATGCCGACGTGCCTTTTTAGGAGCAAAACATGGACCACAAAGAGATCAAGGCTCTCGCGCGAGAAATCGTGCGCCTCACCGGCAGCGAACTCGTCACGACTTCGGGCGTGGCTCTCATGCTGGGAATGAGCGACAACTCAACCGCCCTGCGCGAGATTTTGGCTCGGGACGATTTTCCGATTTCGACGCAGGTCAATGGCGCAGGTCGTCGTCGCTGGCTTCGTGCTGATGTCTCGGCGTGGATTGAGCGTCAGGCCGTCACGGGGATGGGCAGATGAGATTCGGTTCTGTTTGCTCGGGCATCGAAGCGGCGTCAGTCGCGTGGAATCCGCTCGGATGGGAAGCTGCATGGTTTTCCGAGATCGAGCCGTTTCCGTGCGCACTGCTGGCGCATCACTACCCGAATGTGCCGAATTTAGGCGACATGACAACCATCGCTCCGCGCATTCTGTCGGGCGAAGTGGAAGCGCCGGACATCCTTTGTGGAGGGACGCCGTGCCAGGCATTTTCTGTGGCAGGCCTGCGCAAATCGCTCGATGACGCGCGCGGCAATCTTTCTTTAGTTTTTTGTGAGTTAGCAAATGCAATTGACTCAGCTCGATCTCTTCGAGGACTGCCTCCCTCAATCATCTTTTGGGAAAACGTGCCGGGCGTCCTCAGCACAAAAGACAACGCGTTCGGATGCTTTCTCGCCGGACTCGCTCAGTGTGATGTTCCCCTTGAAGTCCTTGGCAGCAAATGGGGCGGTGCAGGCTATGTGCTCACGGGGAAGCGTGCGGTTGCCTGGCGAACACTGGATGCTCAACATTTCTGAGTGCCCCAACGACGTCGTAGGGTCTTCGTTGTCGCAAGTGCTCGAGACGGATTCGATCCCTGCCAGGTACTTTTTGAGTGCGCAGGCGTGCAACGGAATTCTGCGCAGGTCGGAACGCCGGGGAAAGCCTCTGCCACCTTTGCTGAAGGAAGCTTTGGAGCATTCCGTACTAGTGGCGTAGCGAGTACCTGCAATGCTTCGGGCGGATGCTTAGGAGGGGGGTCTGAGAACCTTGTTTTATCGAACGGATTTAATGTGTCGCCGACGATTGACGCGAGCATTTACTCGAAAAACAATCAACAAGACAACAGTAAATACGTGATAAATGACAGCTTACTTAATCCGAATGCGAGCAGGTAAAGAGGGTGGGGGCAAGGGCGCTCTTGTGCAAATGGAAAAAAGCGGAGCTCTAGCTACAGCCAACGACCAAACGCTCATTTACGAAAACCACGCCCAAGATGCGCGGTACACAGAAAAGAAAACGTGCCCGACAGTAACAAGTCGGTACGGAACAGGAGGGAATAACGTGCCGCTGACAATCCAAAAGAGATCATGCGTGCGAAAACTCACGCCCGTGGAGTGCGAGCGCTTGCAGGGCTTTCCCGACAACTACACGCGAATTCCCTACCGAGGAAAGCCCGAGAGCGAGTGCCCTGACGGACCGAGATACAAAGCGATTGGAAACTCGTGGGCTGTGCCGGTTGTCAGGTGGATAGGTAAACGGATCAACAAGGCGTTAGGGAGGTAACTATGAGCGGTTTGGCAGCGGCTCTCGGAGTAGCCCTTGGAGTGACGGATGTCGCAAAGGCGAACCGAGCGCGGATTGTAGTTTCTCGTGATGACGAGAGAGTGGTGGTCTGCATCAAACAGCGCGGCACTGTTGTGGAAATTCGGCTAGAGCCGAAGCCGGCTCTGGAGTTGGCAATAGCAATCGCCCAGAAGGCGAGAAAAATAACGGAGGAAGAAAATGGTTGAGGAGGTTCAATTAAAAAAGACGCTGTGCTACGGCGCTCTTAACGAGGATGTGCTCATTATCGATTTAACTGTCAAGGACGGTTTTGTGCATTACTCGATCATCGAGCGCACTATGAGGGGCAAGGACGTGGTCGAAGGTCAGTGGACCATCGGGGGCGCACGAAAGATTCTCAAGCAGCTCCAAACTGTGATTAATCTGACGGACAAAAACAATGACTGATATCAGGTTAGACGTGTTCAGATAGAAAAATTTGCGAGGAGTTTGAAATGACAGACGTAAACGACATTTATGTCCGCCTAATCCGAGATGGCGAGGGCGAAGAAATTGCCGAGGGAATCTTGCTCAAACTCCGAGCAACAAAGGGGTGGTTTACTCGCATTGAAAACTTCACGGAAGAGGAACAGACGATGTTAAAAGCCCTCGGCGTGACCGTATGGGGAGAGGAGCGATACCTCGCGCCCGGAACGGTATCGGTCGCTCATGCACAAGGCATGGTGCGCTATGCACTTTGTCGGCTTGAAGAGCGTCGAATCCTAGAGCAGATTCGTCGAGAGCGTCGAGATGACGAAGTACAAAACTTTTCTTTACTGGGGTAAAAAAAGGAGTCGAGAATGGAAATCAAAAATAGCAATGACGCATGGCTCAACCACATCCGTTCGTTTGCCGAGTGTGAAATCGAAAAGATTGCTCTGTCGGAATCACTAGATGAAATGGAAATGTTTTGCCGTAGCGCAGAGTGCTATATGGCTTTACTGGTTGACTTGCGCTCGTGGAGGAAACTCGACCGGTACGCTGACAAAGCGGATGGAATCCTCACAGAGTTAGAGGCAAAGAAGCGGCAAGCCGTCGGCACGCATCGCGATTGGATAATTGCAGATATAAACAAGCGAAAGGCCTGGGAAAAATGATCTGTTTCGCTATAGACTGTGTGCGTGAAAAATTTAAGGAGAAAGAATGAACCATATCAATTATCACAGTGACGAGAATGGCATCCGTGCACAGTTTTTTCGGGGGAATGAGCGCGTGCTGGATCTACGGCTTTCCATAGAAGATGCTGAAACATTTATCCATGACATCGCTTCGCACATCCGTAACGCGAAACAGAAGAGAGGGGAGTACATGCAAGACAAGCCGAGCATTGCACGCAGGTACAGAGACATGATCGCAGAGTACCCAGCAGACAGCGAAAAGGTCGAGCGGATTTTAGGCAAGATGTTTAAAGAAATGGGGCAGGTATACCGATACAGAAACTCGAACCATTTTGACCTTTCTTTTCCAGACGGATCAACGCTTGAAGTTTTCCTCAGAGACGACGGCTCTTGTTCCCGTACGCTACTAAACGACCACGAATTGAAACAGCAACTCAAAGACATCCGGGGAGAGTAAAAGCACAGCCCCTCTTCGGAGGGGCTGATTGTCGCTACGGTGGATTGCAACATCCTGTTCCGTAGAGGCCTGAGAGTCTCAGGACTTAAGCCCGTTGCGTAGCATTCCTATAGAACACTACCAGAGCGGGAACGAGATGATTATGTGAAACATCAAAGAAAAAAGCAAGGCCTTTTGCACTTACTGCCACTCGCACGTAACAGTGTAGATGTAAGCCAGAGGGAGTCCGACAATTTGAATGTCAAATTTCAGGCTCGCTTCAACGTTTGTAGAAGCGTTGTGAATTCTGAAGCTTAATTGCCAGCCGTTATTCAAGTACATCTCGACTGTGGTTGTACTACCAGGTTTAAATCGCAAAGAAACAATCTCTGTCGGAAGTTGCGGAACACTGATTGTTTTAACGGGTTTCCTCGTTTTCGATGGCTGATTTAATTTTCCGTGAAAATTAAAAGCCTGTATCTGGGTAACCCTCTTCGCATCAACGCTAATAACCTTGTAAAAGTCAAACACCCCGAGCAGATACTCAATCAGTCTACGAGGAATGGCAGGATTGTGGTTTTTTGCCGTTTTGATTTCTTGAACAAAAGCGTTGAGCAAAGGAATGTAGACAGCGTTGTTTTTGTTTGTCAGAGACGACCATTTCGATTTCTTTTTTTCCTCGCAAGAGAGATAGTCAAAAATTGGCTCTACTGCCTTCCAATAACTTTGACTGCAGGGAACGCCGTACCACTTTTCCCCAAAGTCGATTGTCGGAGAAAGCCTACTGTGCTTCACGGCAAAATGATTGTGCTTGAGGCTTAATCCAATTTCCCATCGAACGTCGCGCCTGGATACAACGATATCTCTGACATCCCCTTTCTTTCCGTTTTGGTCCGATTGAATCTTGAGAATCATTTTGTCATCGGTCGGTTCTACCATCATCGGCTCGAGATCAAACAGAGTTTGAATAGCCGCCTCCGCTCCGAGACGCAAGTCGTCTTGTACTGCCTTTTTTGCTTTTCCCCACGCTTTCTGTGAAGCGTTATAGCAACTGTCTTTTAAAACATCCGCACCGCGATACTGACGGATTGAATTGGCAAGCGTCACAAGAAAAATGTACTCATACGCTCGCCCGTTGTTATTGCTCGATGCTGTCATATGCTTCTCCGGCAAGCGTCTTCTTGATTGCGATAGCGAGTTCCTTCGCAAGATTGACCGGGACAGCATTTCCAATCATTTTGTATCCGTCGTTCAGGTCAGTGTAGATAAAATCGAAATCGTCTGGGAAGCCTTGTACGCGAGCAACTTCGCGCACTGTCATCCGCCTATAAGACTGCTCCTTGCCGGGAACAAATCGGCAAACGTTTTCTTCCACCTTTTCCATCTTCGGGGCTGAGGGATGCAACTGGCACTGACGCCCCGACGCCTGGACTGTAAACGCTTGCTCGTTCCAGCCTTTGACACGGTTTCTACTCATGAAAATCGGAGAGAATGCACCGATGAAATACTCGTTATTGTTTTTCGAATCAGGGTTGTGTTTATTATGGAAAAGCGCAGGAACAGCGGAGTCCTGCAAATCCCAAATAACGTCTTTCAGTGTCAGTTTTTTTGTATCGTCTTCAGTAGATCCTTTCGGAAACTTGAATTGGATGTTTAGATCTTTTCGAAAACCGACATAAAAAACTCTTTTGCGCTCCTCTGCAACCCCGTAATCTTTTGCGTTTACAAGCGTTAATGAAACGTCATATCCGGCATCTTTAAACAAGGAGAGGATGTTTTCAACGGCAGGCGCGTGCCTCTTGGCAAGCATTCCGCTGACGTTTTCGGCAACGAAAAACTTTGGCTGTAAATGTTTAAGGATTCTCACATAGTCGAAGAACAAGCGTCCTCGCTCGTCATCAATGCCTCGTAACGAACCGGCTTCAGACCACGACTGACAGGGAGGACCACCGATTATTCCGTCGAAATCAGTAGGCAAATCTTCCTCTTTAACGCTTCGAATATCTCCTGTTATGAGCTGCGTCTTGGGATGATTAGCACGGAACGTATCCCAGATTGTTTTGTCAAACTCGTTCGCGACAGGAATCTCAAATCCTGCTTGCTCAAACCCTAAGTCAAGCCCGCCACACCCACTAAACAAGCTCAAAACCTTCATAGTTTCTCCGCAATATCTTTTGCCGACGCCCTGTAATACCGCATCAACATCTTCAAATCTTTGTGCCCTGTCTGGCGAGCGAGTGCCATCACGTCCAGACGCGGCACGCCCGTTTTCGGGTCAGGACTCGCCGCCCACGTCGCGAATGTAGCACGCGCGTCGTGAAAATGCAGGCCTTCCTTAATTTCGTTTCCGTGCGAATCGCACACCGGTCCTAGCCCTGCCCTATCACGAATCTTGCGCCAGAGCGCATCACGCACGTCGGCTCGCATTTGAAAAAGATTGTCGCCCGTTGCCATGCGCACCAGTCGGAGAATTTTGCGAGCGTCTTTGCCGAGCGCGACATCTCTGCGCGATAACGTTTTTGTGGCTTTGGCAGGAAGGTGAATTACGTTGCCGTCAATCCAACAGGCTTCGGTTTGTAGTATCTCGCCCGAGCGCATTCCCGTACGGCACGAGAAAAGAAACGCTGCCATCACTAGTTGCGTGTCGTTTGCAGGTGGCGATTTACCATCCCAACCGCTTGCATCGAGCAGAGCTTTAATGTCTTCGTCCGACGCTACACGCTCCCGATGGTCCGGCTGCTTCGGCAGATGCACGCCTTTCGCCGGATTCTCGGAGATATAGCCACGCTCGACGGCCCATGAGAAAATTGACGACAAGGTTCGGAATTCTCGTATCACAGTGCCGGCGCTAATCGGCTTGCCTGTTTTCGTCTTCTCTCGGACACGGCGGTCTGCGTAGTCCTGAAGGTGTCGCCTGGTGAGCGCATAGACGCGCTCTTTCGCGAAGTCGCACCGCATGAGCCTGCCGATGCGTATTGCCTCAGCGCGTGCGCCTCGCTTGTATACAGTAACCTGTTCTCGATACAGTCCGAACAGTTCGGCGACTGTAAACCGCACCGACTGGGTCGAGGGATTTAAGCCGGCAAGTTTGGCAAAGCGTGTCGCCGAAGCGTGGTCTTTGAAAGTTTTCTTGTACTGCCTGCCGTCGAGTCTGTATTGGACGGCGTATGAACCGTTCGGTTTTTTTACTATAGAAGCCATGTCGGGTAACAATTCGGGTAACAAAAAGGTAACATTTTTCGCAATTTCTTGCGAAGGCTTGCTAAGTTTACTCGAAAACGGGCAAGAAAAAACCCTGTAAAAACAGGGCTTGCTAGGAAATGATAAGTTACGCCACACTAGGGGTGGCGCCTCCGGCGGGCGTTAGTAATCCACTTAAAAATCAAGCGGTTAGACGAAAACAGGTAACAAATCGGTATCACGGTTCGGCGCCCAATCTGCCTAAAAATTAGGCATTTCGAACCGTGAAACGTTGTCACGCTTTCGTCAAATCGTGGATTACGCAAATCGCTTTCCACGCTTTTTCGAGCGTCCGAACATCGTCAGAACTCAGTCCGCCATTGTCACGCGCATCATCGCAAATTTCATCGATTTTGTCGAGCAAGCAGTGTAGCGACTGGTCCGCACGAGCTTTCATTAGATCCTTCGAATCCATAGAAACCTCCGTTTATTCAGAATACTTTTGAGCCATCTCAAAGAGGGCATCGATGTCACTGCGGTCAAAAGAAATACCGTACGCTGTGACCTTACCTCCTGCTTTGGCTAAGGCCTCGTTGGCCGAGGCACGAGCGGTGTCAAGGTCAATCAAGCCGTCGCCTGTCACTACGCCGAGACTCTTAAGCAGCGGATTGTTTATCGTAGCCTGGGCCGACTTGGCCACATAGGGCACGAGGAAGCCAAAACCGAACTGCATTGCAGAATCAGGCGCTTTTGTGACGACACGTGTCATTAGGAACTCAGTCACGATGTCAGGGATTTTATTGACGTGTATGTTCATGATGCCCTCCTCTTACATTAGCCAGCAGTAGTTGTAGAGGCCGGAGTAATCGTCACATTCCCCCACCCAGGACAGATGGAACTATTGGGCACAACGATCTTCGTGATGCCGGCGACCGTGTTCTGCAGGCAGGTAATCGCTGCGCTGTTCGCAGCAATGCCCTGGGTGGCAGTGGCAGCAACGAGATCGATTTTCCCTGCCGTCTGCGCTTCACGAACACGCATATCAGCGATTGTGCGAGCGATTTCCTCGAAGCGAGCGTTAGTTTTCGCGTCCGATTCGCGCGCGGCCTTGAAGACTTCGATACCGACCTTGTCCGAGTATTTCTCGGCATTGAGTTCGGCAATCTTGCTATTTAAAGAATCCACGTAGGCGTTGGTATTCCCGCCACCGAGGATGCCGCCGATGCCACCCAAACCACCGTTTAACAGCGCGACAGAGAGGCCTGCGATTCCAAGTCCCAGGGCGCTTCCCGCCACACCTTTAGAGGCAAATTCAGCCATGATTTTCTCCTAAAAAGAAAGAAAACTCAGGGGTTTTTAGTGAAGCTCGATTGGCTTTGAGGAAGGCTCAGAGGCCTGAATTGATGATTTCTGCTCGGGTTTTTCCCGAGGAGTGTGATAGTTGAAACTTACTGTTGTTTTACATCGCGTACACACTATAACCAGTGTTGTTCGCAGTTCATCAGCGTCGAACAATCGTTTATTACATCGCGGGCATCTGTATGTTTGCATTCCCTTTCTCTCCTAAAAAAGGAGAAGTTAAATGATGAAGACTCTTTGTGCATCAACAGAATAATATTCCTTATTTTTCAATGTGGAAATAGGAATTCTACCTAAGTAGAAACGTGTAGATCTTGCAATGTGTACCGTTGTCTGAAAATTTACGTGCGAGAGTCCCGATAGCGGAAAAACTCCTTGGGATTTTGCAAATGTTGCGAGAGTTCTTTTTCGACCTACTACCGAACTATTTGGAACGGATCGTCCTTGGTATCGGCGCGTGCATTGGCTATGTCTGGGCGCTCGCGTTCGACAATGTTCATTTAGCCATGCAATGGTTTCTCGTGCTGATGTTAAGCGATTATTTATCGGGCGTGTATCAAGCACTGCGGCTCGGCGAGTACGACAGCAAAAAAGGCGCAAACGGGTTGATTAAAAAATTCATCATCTTGTGGCTCTGTGCGCTTGCTCACGGCCTGGATGTGATCATCGGCATCACGATTATCCAACAAGTTTTTGTCGGCGCGTTCGGGCTAAACGAGATGATGTCAATCATTGAAAACGTGGGGCGCGTACATCCCGGACTTGTACCGCAACAAGTGCAAT